ATATTGATACGATTTGAGTTAGCTCGTTTGTATTTACATTTGCACTAGCTCCTCCGCCTACTAAATAGGTAACGGTTAGAGTAGTATTAGATGGAGCTATACCGTAAGATGTATTAGTTACGAAGTTTGTAGGGTCGTAAGCGGTATTTAATAAACTAATACCGTTTACAGTTCCAATACCTACATTAAAGGGATTTGGAACTGATCCAGAAACTGCGGTTATGCCTGCTCCAAATTCTAGTTCTAATGTTTGATTTGTAGTAAATCTAGAGACAAATCTATAAGGTACTGCAATTCTATTTAAAATATAAGGAACCTGATTAGCTTCTTGATATAATTGCGGGTAATTTTGTGCGGTATTTGTAACAGGATTTAAAATATAGTCTTGAGCTAAATAAGGAACTTCGTACCATCTATTACCATTACTATCGTATACACTTAAAATTTCAATAATATTACTATCTTGAATAGTTTTTATAGGAAATCTTTCTGCAGAACCAAAGTTTATGGTTGTTGTTTTAACTTGACCGGATAGTGCTTGAGTTTGTTTTTTTAATAAGTAAGTGTTTGGATTACCGCCAACTGTTGTATATACTGAAATATCTGTCGGATCTATTGAAGAAGATAAAGTAAAGTCTATCTTGTTTGGACAGTAGAAGAAATTTGTATTATTAATATTAGATTTAACCTGCATACCCTCTGCAATAGTCATAGCATAGTTAAAATTTGGAGTGTAGCTAGAACCGGAAGCAGGGATTTGCTGATAAACATCTAATGTTGTAATAGCAGCAGAAGTTACTTTTGGCCTATAGCCCATCATATAGGCTAAAGTAAAGAGATTGTTAGTTTGCTTTGCGTATTCTAAAAAATTTTCTTGTACTTGATTATCTAGATAAAAAGATAATACATCCCCTACATAGGAAGCCATCTCGATAAACATGGTACCGGGAGATGAGGTAGAGAAGTCATTGTAAGAAGTAGGGTAGTATGTTTTGGCATACTCGATTAATGCCTCTCTAAAGGTATTAAAGTCTTTATTTAAATATTTTATATCTTTATTAGCCATTGAGGTTTATTATTACATTATCAGATTCACTAGTATTTTTTATTTTATACGAAAACTGAATTGTCATTAGACTTCGATCAGGATCTCCGCCTACGGTTAGGGTTACTATTGTAATGTTTGGAAAATAATGCTCTAGTCCTGCTCTTATCTGTACTTCCATAGTATCAAAAGTACCTAAGCTTATTTGTTCAAAAAGACGAGCCCTTATATTAGCTCCAAAAGTCGGATTGTATAACCTCTCGCGGTTATTAGTCAAGAGGTAATTAATTATATTATACTTTAATTGATCTTTTGTTGTATAAACCGTTTGAAAAACAGCAGGCGTATCGAAAGGTAGAGCAACCCCTATTCCTGTAGAGGGCTTTAAATCAAGTACGTTTATCTGTTTTAAATTATATGCCATTAAATTTCTCCGTTTGCTTTCATTTTAGCCATTAGTCCAGTAAAATCCGGAACTGCATTAATTTGAATTGCTTCCAAGCTCGAACTTCCTCTTGAATTTGCAAACATATCACCTACTGATTCTACAATAGGTACTTCTTTCTCTACTCCTTGCCCGTTTAAATCCCCAAATTCATCCATAGTCATAGATTGAGCCGTTTCGGCAAGTAGGCTATTTAATGGATTCCCTGGTTTTAGTATAGGGGCTACAGGTCTAGGAACCTGTCTATTAAGAGTTGCAGGAGTTTGAGAAGAAGTTTTTGGTCTAGCCGATTCCGTGATAGTCTGCTGGCCTTTATTAGCCATAATTGCTTCTTTAAGAATACCAGCTAACTCTTCCTGGAATACAGCCTTTACTTCCTCGCGGATTAATTTTCTAAATGCGTTTAAATCTGCCATATGTTATAAATATTTTGTTTATCTGTTTTTATTATTTATATCTATTTTATTGAACCGCTAACTGCTGTTGCTTGAGTAGCTACTTGTTGTTTTGCTTTGTTATTGTAAGCAGTCATAATGCTCTGTGTGTTTTGCTTAAATTTAGCGCCTCCTGGTAGTCCTTCTGTAAAGTTTGATATGTTTGCAGATGCAGCTTGACTTTCTGTAGCAGAAGCGTCTATATTCAAGTCGTCTTGTAGAATATCGTCGCTATTTAAATAGTTTAAAGAATCAGCAATTGTACTCAAACTAGCAGCGTCTATTTGTCCTAAGCCGGCTTTCACTAGCCCTAAAGCCATAAGCTTTTGCTGTACTTCTGCTATAATTACTGCTGTATTCGTAGCGAAAGTTAAATCAGATTGAGTTACGATATTTCCGCTTTGATCTAGAGCAATACCTCTCCTTCGCTTATTTTGAATAGACTTATCAGTAATTTCTTCATCTATAACCCTAATATCGTATACGCCAAACATGGCGCTATTTTGACTCGTTTTGGAGTCATAATTAATTATAAATTGAGCTAATTCATCACGCAAAGCAGTTAAATCTGATTGAGTTTGTTTTAGCTGTGATACAACATCAGAATTTTTTACCGCTTCACATCCTTCTAGGGTTGAAAGTAGGATTTCAAGTCTTGATAATAACTCGTTAGCGTTTGTTAGTAGGTATCTTATAAAAATAACTAATACCGAAAGTAAAGCGTTAACAGCTTTTAAGAGTCTAGTAATTCCGTCTGTTTCATCCTTAGCTGTTATTCTTGCTTTCTCTAACCTACTAATTGTACCAGTTGTTTGAGTTGTAGCAGGAATCGGAGCGTTTAAAATAAACTGTTGAATAAACTTAAATACTTTATTAAATAATAAAGCTAATTTAATTAAAAATTGACCTAATCTTAAAATACCTTGAACCTGTTTTGCAATTTTAATAAAAGATTGAAGTGCGGAATTAATCTGCTTCAACGTGGGTATAATTACGGTTATGTCTATAAATTTTCCTAGCTGCTGTATTTGTGCTCTTATATCGGTACCTAAAAAATTACCTGTTAGAGCTAATGCATTCTGAAAGTCCAGGTTTTCTATAGTAACACATACTGACCGTATAGTGGTAATTTTGTTTTGAAGTTTCTGTAATTCAGTATTAGGTATTTGTCTATAATCGCTGTACTTATTTATAGTACCTAAGAAATCATCTATCATGTTTAAGTTACCACCAAGTCCAGGGACGGTAGTTAATAGTGTTTTATCTTCGGCAGTAAAAATGGAGCTTGTAGATTCAAAACTAAAAGTATCTTTAATGGATTGCATCAGAAAGTACATATTATACTTTTGTGCTTGAGTACCTCCTTGCGCTGGTGCGTTAGATTGAGATACGGCTTGTGGTGGCGGAACTGCGTTTGGTCCGGTTCCTACATAAGATCCTATAAAGATATTAGGGAAAGCTGTATACTTGTCTATAGACTCTCTTACATACGTTGCTTGATCTTGAATATAAAATAGGGCTGTCTGAGTTGCAGACCAGGGTTTATTTGGGCGCTTCTTTTTCTTAATGTGTATATTATCTGTAGCGTAGGTTAAAACGTTACATAGATCTACTTGATTTAAAGCATCTAAAGCATTAAATAGTCCTGAGTTTACTAAATTACCTTTAGGCGGTGTTGGATTTTCAGGTACATTCGAAGTGTATTTTAAAGACCCGGATACTGTATCATAGGTAGCGGTTTGAACGGGCTGTGTATTGGCTTGTCCCCATAATATTTTATTAACGCCTATTTGAAGTGTTCCTATAAGCTCTGCTGAACTGTTAGCTAGCTTACCTATATTAGTTGCTATTTGACTATTGCTCATTACTTAGTATATGTGTTTTGAGATAGACATTTAGTACTTAGTTGAGCTTTTACAGTCTTTGCTGTACTACTTAAAACTTTAGCTGTTTGTATAATTATAGGAACTGCTTTTTCAGGCTCTTCTGCAGATAGTTTAACTAAAGCGTTACTTAAATTTTGAATAGCATCTAATAAAAACCCTAATTGCGTAGCTGTAGTTTTACCTAACAAAATAGGTTCTCCTTTTGATTGTGCTTGATAACCTAATTCGATTTTAGGAGAGGCTATAATAGTTCTTTCATTAGCATCTACAGTAAATGTAGCTGGAGAGGAAATAGATACACCTTTTTTACCGAACAAGAATATAAAATCATCGTAAGAGTGATGTGTAACTCTTCCTGAAGTTATAATTACTTGATTACCTAAATATGGAAATTGAGGAGTGTACATTTTTACTTATTACTATTACTTATTTTTTGATCTTGTTCTGCTGGTGAAATAGTATCTATACTTGTTAATTGTTGTTGAATTGGTATAGAAGTTGTGTTAGTACTTTCTAAAATGACCCCTAAACTAGCTAGACTAAAATTATTATCAATATCATCGATTACTATTTTTTGGCCGTTAGTTAAGTATATAGAAGAGGGATCTCTATTTATACTTTCTACAGTAGGAAACCAT